CATTATCTACAGCAGCTCAAACAAACATTACAAGTGTTGGTACTCTTACAAGTTTTAGGTCAACTGGTATAGATGATAATGCAGATGCATTAGCTATAACTATTGATAGTAGTGAAAATGTAGGTATAGGCACAACCAGTCCAAATGAAAAATTAGTCGTATCGGGTAATGCTTCTGTAACTGGTGCAGTACAAATAACATCGAACACTTCAGCTCCTTCAGCTGGTGCAGCATTATTTAGACCAGCAAGTAATACTTTAGCTTTTGTTTCAAATAGTAATGAACGAATGAGGATAGATTCTTCAGGAAATTTAGGTATCGGAACAACCTCACCTGCACAAAAACTTCATATTAAAGACACTAGCAATCCAGATTCTACAACAGGTTCAGTAATTATAGAAGGTCAAAGAGATGGAACTGCAAATCTTTTAGAGTTTAGGTCTTTAGACCATGGAACTTCAGGAAGTGCTTTACCGTCTGGTCAAGGTGCAGTTATGAGATTTACTGGTTTTGATGGTACTGACTTTGAAGAAATGGCTTTCTTTGGTTCTCAATCAGAAGCAACAATAGCAGATGGAGATGCTCCTAGTAGATTAATTTGGGGAACTACAAGTGATGGTGCTGGTGCAGCTTCTGAAAAAATGAGGCTTACTTCAGATGGAAAATTGGGAATTGGAACAACCAGTCCTTCATATCCTTTACACGTTGATGGAACAATCAATGGTGTCGGCATATCCTCAAACATAACTAACTTTAGTAACAGTATTCTAATAAGTAATGACGCAGGTACAGGAACATTATCATCAGCAGAAAAAAATACAGGTTTAGGCTGGGAAGTTTTTGATGACCTAACATCTGGCGACCACAATACAGCAATAGGCTATCAAGCAGGAACTAAACTTACAGCTGGTCTTGAAAATACTATTATAGGTAGCCAAGCAGGTGATGCTTTAACAGATGGTGACTACAATGTAGCTGTAGGTAAGTCAGCGTTAGGAAACTCAACTGCTGATTCCAACACAGCTGTAGGACATAATTCTATGGTAGCTAACACTACAGGAACAGATAATGTTGCAGTGGGTTTTGCCTCTTTAGATGCGAACACTACTGGTAGTGATAATACAGCTATTGGTGATAATGCTTTAGGAGCCAATACTACAGCTTCTAATAACACAGCACTAGGTTCAAGTGCATTAGCTGCAAATACTACAGGTACAGCTAATGTTGCAGTAGGTAAAAATACAATGGCAGCTAATACTACTGGTAACTACAATACAGCAGTAGGACTTAATGCATTAGATGCTAGTACAACAGCTGATGAAAACACAGCAATGGGTTACGCAGCAGGTGGTTTAATAACTACAGGAACTTACAATACATTAATAGGTTCAGAATCTGGTGATGCTATAACTACAGGCTCTCAAAATGTAGCAATGGGTAAGTCTGCATTAGGTGCATTAACAACAGGTGATGCTAATGTTGCTATAGGTTATAGGGCTATGCTAACTGCTGGTACAGGAGTAGGTAATAACATAGCTGTCGGCAGAGATACATTATACAACACTACAGGAGACAACAATGTAGCTGTTGGTAGAGATGCTATGAACGATAATACATCAGGTGCAGAAAATGTAGCTATAGGTTCTTATGCTTTAGATGCGAACACTACAGCTGACGATAATGTAGCTGTAGGATATCAAGCACTTACTGATAACACTACAGGTGGTTCAAACACAGCTATAGGTAAAACATCATTAGCAAACAACACTACAGCGAATGACAACACGGCAGTAGGCTATCAAACCTTATTCACTAATACCACTGGAGCGCAAAACACAGCTGTTGGTAAAAATGTTTTAGTAAATGCAACTACAGCAGATAACAATACAGCAATGGGGTATCACGCAGCAGACGCTATAACTACAGGTGACTTAAATGTTGCTATCGGTAATGATGCTCTAGGTTCAAATACAGTCGGCGACAGAAACGTAGCTATTGGTGGTAGTGCTTTAAGCACATATAACCCATCTACTAATGAAGATGGATATAATGTAGCTGTAGGTTTAAATGCTTTATTTGCTGCTACCACAGGTAATCAGAACACAGCTATAGGTGGACTTACAGGAGCAGCAATTACTACAGGTGCTAGTAACTCACTACTTGGTTATGTAGCTGGAAATGATATAACCGAAGGAGACTTTAATACTTTTATAGGTAGACAATGCGGAGAAAAAACTACAACCTCAGATGGAAACACAGCAGTAGGTTATATAGCTTTACAAGAAAACACTACAGGCGCTTTAAATGTAGCAGTAGGTCAAGAAGCTCTACAGAAAAACACTACAGCAACTGGTAATGTAGCTGTGGGTTATCAAGCCTTAGAAGAAAATACTTCGGGAGAAGCTAACGTAGCTGTAGGTTATGGAGCTTTAGATGGACCAACAACAAGAGATAACAACACAGCAGTAGGTTATCAAGCAGCGTCAGCAGCAGGGGTATCTGGACTTACAGCAGTAGGTCGTGGTGCTTTAAACGCTAACACAACAGGTTGGAATACAGCAGTAGGTTATCTAGCTGGTAATGCAGCAACTACAGGAGGCTCTAATGTCTTTTTAGGTGTAGAATCAGGCTTGGTTGTAACTACAGGTGCTGCTAATACTATAGTTGGACACCAAGCAGGTAAATCTGCAACTACAGGAGACAATAATACACTTATAGGAAAACAAGCCGGTGCTAATACTATTAATTTAACAACAGGTGATGATAATACTTTTGTAGGTGCAGCTGTTAGAGGTAGTAGTGCTACAGTAAGTAATGAAATAGCAGTTGGATTTAATTTTAGTGCAGGTGGAGCTAACACAGCTAGATTTGGTATGGGTAGTAATACAGCTACTCTATCCTTAGATGGTTCTGATACTTCATGGGCAGCAGCCTCAGATGAAAGACTAAAAGAAAACATTGAAGATTCTAAGGCAGGACTAGATTTTATAAATGAACTAAGAGCTATTACTTATAAATGGAAGCCTAAAAAAGATGTACCAGAAGATATGTCTCAGTATGAAGCAGATTCAGATGAGCCATGTAAAGGTGAAGGCAAAGTTAATCATGGTTTTGTAGCTCAAGAAGTTAAAGCCGTAATTGATAAATATGAAGATGTTATAGCAGATGGTCATAATATTTGGAGTGAAGACCCAGATGGTACACAACAAATAGCCTTTGGTAATTTAATGCCAATGATGGTCAAAGCTGTACAAGAATTATCTGCACAAGTTGAGGAGTTGAAAGAAAACTCTCATGCTCCAAAGGGCTTGACAGATATGGAAGGATATGATATACTCATGTCAAGGATTGAAAATTTAGAAAAGGAGAAATAAATGGCAGTTAGTAAAGCGATTGTAAAATGCGTTCCCTATGAAGACTCATCTAGTAAAGTAGATAAGTGGAATATAGAAATGAAGTATGAAAATGATAGTGAAGGTGATTCTACTTATTACACTACTACTTTCAGTATTGCTGTTCCACAATTAGATGACGATGGTAACGCAAACTTTACACTTAAAGCTAAAGGTAGTTGGAGTAATGCTGACTTAGTAGCAATATGTCCTGTATCTCAATGGGATGCAGTATTTGCTAGTCAAGTTGCTAGTGTTATTACTAGCCCACCAGCAGTAAGTACACCAGATAACGGATTTAGCGTACCTAGTTAATAAATGACAGAACAGACTTTTCAGATGCATGTTATGCCGTCTGTGTTTGTTTTAGAAACAACCATGCCTCAAAGTATGATTGATTCTGTAAACGATTACATGGATGAGTATAAAGAAAAGAAAGATAAACAATCTTTAAAACATTCATTGGTTGGACAAATACATAAAGGCGAACAGCTTTTATTAGACCATGAAGATGAAAGAATGATTGAGTATAACAAGTTTGTTTGTAACTTAGGAGCTGATTATATAAATTATTTTGCTAGTTCAGGAGCTGGTATGAAACTTAAAAATCCTAAACAAGTAAGAATAGACGAAACTTGGTCAGTGCATAGTTATGATGGAGACTATAATCCTATACATGACCATGGTACTAAAACAATAATGGGAATATCTACTACTGCTTGGACTAAAGTTCCTAAACAAATAGGAGCTAAAGCAGAAGCTAACACACCTACATATTCGTTGTATAACGAATCTGGACACAGTGATGGCTGTATAACATTTCAATATGGAATGAACTCAGTTTTAGATTCAGAAAGACTAAGACCACCACAGTCATTTGTAATGACACCAGAGGTAGGTAAATTATTAGTATTTCCTTCTTGGTTACAACACATGGTATACCCATTTAAAGGAGAAGGAGAAAGAAGAACAATAGCTTCCAACTTAAATTGTTGGGACATAATAGAAAAAGAATAATATGGAATTTACACCTTATCTAGTTTGGAATGTAATTATTACATTAATAGTAGCTCCGTTGTTATATAACATTAGACAAAATACTGCAGAGCTAAAAAGACAAGACATATTATTAAATAAAACTAGAGAAGACATAGCTAAAAATTATGTAACTAAAATAGAGGTCAAAGACGAAATGGAACAAGTAATGGATAGATTAGAAAAACTAGGAGAAAAAATCGATAAGATTTTTGAAATGATTTATAACAAGGGTAAAAGTGGCTAAGAAAAAAGGTAAAGGAGTAGCGGTATTAATTGCTATAGGTGAGCCTTCTAAGCTTTTAAAAACTATAAAAAGTAGGAAAAAGAAAAATGGCAAGAAAAAATAAAAACAAAAGAACAAGAACAGTATCTAAAAGAGCTGACTATAGACAAGGTGGTTCTGTTTCAAGAACACAATATGCTAATGGTAATGTAGTAGATGAAAATTTTGTACCGCCAAAACCAGAAGGTTTAGACCCTTCTTTTGGAGTAGTACCTAGAGATGAAAAAACAGGTTTACCTTTACCGGGTGCAGCTGTAGGTACACCAGACCCTTCTTTTGGAGCAGTACCTAGAAATGAAAAAATAAAAGGAGAAGACTTTACTATGTCTACTTTTGGTGCTACTGAACCAAGATTCGGAGATTATGATAGAGATGAACCACCTAGAAATGGTGAACCAGACCCTACACCGCCGCCAACACCAGCTCCTACACCGGCACCAACACCGGCACCAACACCGGCACCAACACCCGCACCAACACCAGCACCTACACCAGCTCCGGGACCACCACCTCCTCCACCTCCTTACACGTTTACTGGAGGACAACAAACAGCTGAAGATATTATTTCAGGAACTTATACAGGTCCGCAAATACCAGATGTTATTCCTGTTCCTATAGGAGAGGATATTCCAGTTTATAAAATTGAAGGAGATTTTGGAGTTCCTTTATCAGAAGTAGCTCAAATTGAAACACCAACTGAAGAACAAGTTTCTGGTATGGAGTCTATTGTAGAAGCACCAGAACCAGAAGATTTTAAAGTTCGTGAAATAACAAATTTAGTTAAAGTTCCAGAAAGTGTTGCTATTAAAATTGCTAGGGGTGAGTTAAGTCCAGAAGCTGTTGCTCAAGCTATTAAAGTATCTAAAACTAAAGATATACAAGCAGCACGAGTAGAAATAGAAGAAGGAGCTTTAGCTAACAGAGTTGTTGGTATTATAAGTCCAGAAGCTAAAGCAGTAGCAGCTCAGAATGCTGGAACTACTTTATCAAGAGTTACTAGAGCTAAAAAACAATTACGAAATGCTGGTTTATCTGAAGAAGATATTACAGAGCTTGGTAATGACCCTGAAGCTCTTGAAGATAGACTTACAGATTTTACTGAACAACAAAGAGGTGTTATAGCAGGATTACCAGAAGAAGCTTTAGTATCTAATCAAATTGATAGTTTATTAAATGGAATAGAAGAAGGAGAAATACCAGTTTGGGCTAGACCAGCTGTTTCTTCTGTAGAAGGTCTTTTAGCTGAAAGAGGTATGTCAGTTTCTACAGTTGGTAGGGACGCTTTATTAGATGTTCTTATCAAATCAGCAGTGCCAATAGCTCAATCTAATGCTCAAGCTATACAAGCTGCAGTAGCACAAGAAAGAGGAATTGAAGCTCAAGCAGCAGAAGCAGATACTCAAAGAAGACAACAAGTTGCTTTAACAAATGCTAGTAATGTTTTTAATATGGATATGGCTCAGTTTAATGCAGACCAACAAAGAGAATTATCTAATAGTAAATTTTTACAAACTGTATCTATAACTAATGCTAATTTTAAACAAGAAGAAGCTGTAAGAAATGCTATGATACAAGCACAAGCTAACATAGCTGAAGCTAATTTTGCTCAAGAAGCACAAATACAAAGTGCTAAAAACTTTTTAGCTATGGATGTTAGTAATTTAAATAATGAACAACAATCTTACATGGCTGAATCTCAATATGAACAACAAAGAATTCTTTCTAATCAATCAGCAGAAAATGCTGCTAAACAATTTAATGCAAGTTCTGAAAATCAAATGAGACAATTTCATAGTGAATTATCTGCTAACACAGATAGATTTAATGCTACACAAATAAATGCTGCTAAACAATTTAATGCTGCTGCTAGAAATTCTGCTGAAGCTAGAAGATTTGCTAATGAAGCAGATGTTAATAGAGCTAATGTAGCAATGATAAATGAGTTTAATAAATATAATGCTGAAGTAGATTTTCAAAGAGAAAGATTTAATACTATTAATCAACAAGCTATTGTACAATCAAATTTTGAATGGCGTAGAAAAGCTAACTTAGCAGATACAGCGGTACAAAATCAAATTAATATGCAAAATGTAATGAATGCTTATAACCTTAATAATGCTGCTTTAAGTTTTGTATGGCAAGCTGAAAGAGATGATGCAGATAGAATATTTAGAGCAAGTGAAAATGATAAAGCACAAAAAGTTGCTTTAATACAACAAGCAATAGATAATGCTTCGGCTTTAGGAAAACATTATAGTCAATATGAAAGTTTAGTAACAATGATAAACGGCATATTTAACAATCAAGGAGAAACAAGTGTTTAGAAAATTAATTAAAAAAATAGGAAAAGGTATATCAAAAGTAGCTAAAAAAATAGTTAAAGTTCAAAAGAAAGTTTGGAAAGGTATTAAAAAGGTTGGTGGAAAAGTTATGAAAGCTATTAATAAAGCTGGAGTCTTAGGTCAAATAGGTTTAATGCTTATAATGCCCTATGCTATGGCGGGAGTTGGTAGTTTAATTGGTAGTGCAGCCGGAGGACTTAGTGCTACATGGACAGGGTTTGGTAATTGGGCTAGTTCTATGATGGGTAGTTCTAATGTTTTTGCTAAAACCGTAGGTCATATAGCTAGAGGTGTATATCATGCCGGAGCAACTGCTGGTAAAGTAATTACCGGAGTTACAAAATTTATAGATACTGGTTTTAAAGCTATAGCTAATGCTACAGGACTTCCTAATCCAATAGAAGGTTTTTCTAATGCAGTTCAATCTGGTTATACTAGCAGCTTTGAAGCAACTAATAACTTCTTGTTTGGAGGTACAAAAATAGGAGCTACTCCAGAACAACTAGCATCAGCCGGAGTTAAACCTACAACACCTATAACAACGTCAAGAGATATTTTAGGAACAAAATCAGGCTTTGATGAGCAAGGTTTTAATATTGAAGCAATGGAATCTTTAGGAAAAACTACTGGTCAAGCTTTTCAACCTGTTGGTTCCGTTACATACAACGAAGCTTCTGGAACCTATTCAGATATATTAGGTAACGAATTTACTGCTGATTTAAATGGTAAATTTACTCCAGTAAATACATTTAAAGCTGGTGAAATAAATTTACAAGCTGGAGAAGGTTTAGAAGCAGGAATACAATATGACCCATCAGTTGCAAATCAAGATACTTTGGTAAAGGTAAAAAATGAGCCAAGCAAGTTAGAAAAACTAGGAGAAAAAGTTAAAGATTATGTAGACGATAAAGCAGGTGAGTATGCAAAAAATTGGGCTGACAGTAAACTTCAAAAAGCTATTTACGGAGACCCTGATGTTGGTCAAAGTATTGGTTTTCATAATTGGAAGGAAGTAGGCACAACTATTGATGTTAGAACTTTCTTTGAACAAGGAGATAATTACACTCCAAATTTAGTAGCTTTTTACGATGAAGCAGAAAATGCTTTTAATACACCAGCAGTAGGGAGAGTATAATGACAGTAGAAAAAATAAATCCAGAAATACTTGAAAGATTTTCTTCAAATCCCGGTACACCTATTCCGGGTCAATCATTAACTAATGACCCTGATACTCCTTATCCTTGGGAGCAACCACCTAAATTTACTAAATATCAAGATGCTTTAGACTATTTAGTTTCAGAACTATTAGAAGAAGATAGAGTTTTATCTTTATTAGATAATATTAGTAAAGGAGTTCCTATTAGTGATATGACTTATCTTATTTTAAAACAAGGCTTTGGTGCAGGACTTTTTAATCCTGATTTAATGTTAATGTTAGCTGAGCCTTTAATGTATTTTATGATGGCTATAGCTGAAAAATCAGGTATTAGTTATGTTTTATATGAGGGTGAACATTATGAAAAAGATGAACCTGAAGAAGATGAGGGCGAAGATTTACCAGACATGATTAAAAGTAAAGTTCCTAAAGTTTCAAAAGAAGAATTAGAAAAAGTAGAACTACCTGAATCAGTAGAAAAAAAATTAGAAGAGTTTGAACCTTCACAAAGTTTATTAGCTAAACAAGATGGTACAGACGAACAAGATGTTGCAAATAAAAGTTTATTAGAGAGAGGATAATATGAACGGAAATGAATTTGAAAAAATGAGTTCAGTAGAGTTTGGTATGTCTTTGTTAGACCAAACTAAAAAAGATGTTGAACGAGAAAGAAAAAGACGAGAAGACATAGATAGAAAATATGCAATAGGTCAATTTGTTACTTCTGGTTTAAGTAGCCTTGTAAAAGAACAATTTAATGCTTTTGAAAAAAATAATTTATATAAGAAAGGAAAATTAAATGATATTCTTAATGGTCATGCCGAATATAAAACAACACAATCAAAAATAGATGAAGAGTATGGAGGTAATTCTTTACAATATTGGACTGATTTTTATTATAATTTAGGGCAAAGTGAATCTCAGCCGGGAGGAATATATGAAAATATGGGTATAAACCCTCAAGCTAAACCTTTTTTATTAGCTGAAGCAGAAAATATGGCTGAAATAAGAAATAAAGAATGGATAGAACTAGGTAATACTTATAAAAATTTACCTACAAGCGTAGAAGAATTAGAAGCAAATTGGGATAAATGGGTTGAAGCTTCTGTGCCTAGTAATGTTTTTAATTGGGCAACTAGAGGTCTTTCTAATTGGTTAGGTGGAAAAAGTAAAGAAGATATTAAAGCTGAATCAGATAAAAAATTTAATGAAATTTTTTCTCAGTTTGAAGATGCTAGACAAGCTCAACAAGCTTATGATGTTGTTTATAAAAAAGAAAATGGATATGACCTTTTTGTGCAAATTAAAAATAAATATGAAGATTTAAACGAAGAAAATAACTTTCTCGTTTATGACAAAATAAACCCAGAAACAGTAACTATATCACAACCAGATGGCAGAGGAGGTAAGGTTTCTTTTGAAACTGTACGTTATACTATAATAGATGAAAATGGAGTGCCTCAAGTTAGATATAGTCATTTAAACTATCCTAATGTTCGTGTTAATACTAGAGGTAATTTTGACAATGGAACTAATAGTAGTAGCAATGTTACTTCTACTGCTACTAGTATTTCTAACGAAGGACAAGGAGAACAAGAAGCTGGAGACATTGTTATTACAGCTTATGAAGAACCCCCAGAATTTAGCCCTTCACAGCAAGACTATGACATTTTAAATGATTATATTATTAACGAACATGCTAACAATATAGCTTTAAATGGGCAAGATAATCTATGGAGTGAGTTTTGGTCTCAATATGATGTTGACCAAGACCCTGACAACAATGAAATTAAACTTAGTAAATCTACACTTAATGAAGTTTTATTAATTGCTGAAGGTTATAAAAGAGAATTTAAAAAAGTAGGTATATCTACTGAAGATGCTTATAGGTATGCTGCAAATAAATTTTTTGCAGAAGGCGGAAATCCTTATTCAAGAGTAGTTACACTTACAGATGTTATAAACCCCGGAGACGCAGTGGATAGTGATGCTATTGATTTTATATTTGATGACCTTGAAAAAGGTACGTTTGATATAATTGAAGCTCAAGATGACGAGGTTTTTTTAAATGACAAATATAAAGCTTATGAAAAAATAATTCAAGAAGCAGATATAACTGAAGACCAAAGATTTGAATATTTAACTATGTTAAATCAAATGTTTTATAAACCACTTCCTAAAGAGCAAGAAGAAATAAATTTACAACAAAGACAAAAAACTATACAAACTTATAGAGATAGTGGTGCTGCTGAAGAAGAGTTAATAATTATGTCAAATGGCGGTAATCCTAAAAAAGTATTTGGAGATGCTTGGAGAGAGTTAGCTCAACAAGGAGCAACTATGCAAGGACTGTACATAGATTTTAAACCTTTGATAGAAGACTTAGATTTATCTAAATTAAGTCTTGGAGAATTAGATGCTTTATATAATTATACTGAAGAGTTCGGTAAAGATTCTTTAAAAGATAGGTTAGGTATTCCTACTCATTTAGAGTTATCTTATAATGCTTTTCAAAGAAATACTTTTAGGGAAGCTATTGAGGATGAGCTTTTATCAAGAGAAGGAGGAAGTAAAGAAATTTTTGCTTATTATGCAGGAGAAAAGGGAAGAAGACATATTTATATCAGTAATTCAAATGTAACTGAAAATTTTTGGAAACCTTTAAAAAACAAAGTGCTTTTAAATTCTCAAGCTTATCAGCCTTATGTAGGTTTAGAATTAATTGAAGAAAATTTTCCTACAGCAGAAGAACTATTAAATCCCGCTCTTTTTGCAAGGAGAAGAGTAGAAAGGGAAAGGAGAAGGAGAGCAGCAGAAACAACAGAATCTACTCCAGAGCCTACTCCAGAGCCTACGCCTGAACCTACTCCAGAGCCTACGCCAACACCAACACCAGAACCAGAGCAATATTATCGTAGCGTTGCAGCTAATATTGGAGTTATTAGAGGTTATGGTGAAGAAGAATTAGAAAATATAGATAATTATTTAGAAAGAATAATTTTTCAAGAAACTCGAAATCAAAATATTTATCAAAGGACAGATGATGGAACAGAAGGTCCCGGAACTGGTTATTTTCAAATAGAAAGAACAGACTTTGGAGGTAGTGGTACAAATAATACTATTGTTCAATCAGTAACAAATTTTTATAAAGAAAACCCAGATGCTCCTAAAAGTGAAGGAATTGAATATATGCTAACACAAAGAGGTCAAAATTTTGATTTTACAGAACTGTCAAGAGAAGACCAAAAATCAGCTGTACTTATGTACTTATATCAAAAAGAAGGATTTAGTTTAGGAGATTTAGCTTCTGGTAAACTTAGTTATAAAGATGCTTGGGTAAGACATTGGAAAGGTGCAGCAACCTCTTTCGAAATAGGCGTAGCTGAAGGACAATGGGAAAGAGCAGAAAAAGAATTTAAAAGAATAAAATAAAATGTCATATAAAATTCCTATCCGTACTCCTACGTCTGAAATAGAAACAAAATTTAGACCAAATTTAAGAAGAAGAAATTCTTATACTCTAAATGACCTTGAAAAAAATGAAGAGTTTCAAGAAGTATCAGAAAGATTTTTACAATCTATTGGAGAAAACTCAGGTGATATATTTGAATATTTAAGAGATTCTGACTGGAATCTTTATTCAGGCATGAGAAGAGCTAGTCAAAGTGGTAAATGGACAGAGCAACAAAAACAAGACTATGCTTATCTAAGAAGTGCTTTTGATGGAGCTGATATAGGTAGTTTTGGACAATTCTTGGAGCTTACTAAAGATGCAGGTATAGATATATTAACTGACCCTCTTACTATTGCTGCTGCTGTTGCTACGCCTTTTACAGGCGGTACAAGTTTAGCTGCTAGAAGTGGAATAAATTTAGCTGCCTCAGCAGCTCTTAAAAGTTCTATTAAAGGTGCAAGTCAAAAAGTTCCTCATCTAGTAAACTTAATGGATAGAACATTACAGACCCAAGCTGCTAACAAATTTATAAATGTTTCTAAAAGTCAAATTAATAAAATAACAGGAACTACAGCAGCTATTGGTGGAACTTGGACAGGTCTTGATAATTATTTTAGACAAAACACAGAACTTAATACTGATTTAAGACAAGCTTTTTCAGCTCCAGAATTATTTGGTGCTACAGCTTTAGGTGCTGTTGCAGGTGGTATTTTTGGAAGGCTTGGTCAACAAAATGTTTTATACAATAGTAGAATGGCTAGGCTTTTTTCTAATGATGATTATAGAAGAATAGCTCCTAACTTTTTTAAAGTTAGAAAAGGGATAGATACAATGTTATCTAAGTTCGGAGGAAACGCAGCTAGTTTTTTAAATACTATTGCTGAAGCCTCTCCAACTGCTACTAAACTAGGTCAAACTTTTGTTGATGATTTTGAAAAAAAATTATTAGGTCCTTCAGCTACTAGAAGGATAGGATATAGTTATGCAGAAGATTTAGATAATAGAAGAGGTGGTTATTTAATGGGTCTAGATGCTGCGTTAGAACCTATTAGAAAAACTGGTAAAGTTCTTGAAGTTGATGGTTTAGCAACAATTAGAATTCTTAGAGGAGCTAAAGTAACGAAAAAAAATAAAAAATTATTTATTAATTTTAAAGGTGATGACATTGAAATATCTAAAGAAGCTTTAATATCAGCCACTAGATTAAGAAAAATTTTTGATTCCGTTTATAAACATGCTGACAAAGCTGGATTAAAACCTACTTATATTGATGATTGGTTTGCTCGGTCTTGGAATAGGCAAGCTATTGAAGCTGACCCTGAAGGATTTAAAAAACTTTTAACTCAAGAAAGAACAAGAATAGGAACTGACGGCGTAGAAGAAAAATTTAGAATTGTTAACCCTAAAGAAGTTGATGAAGTGATTGAAGGTATGTTAGATAAAACAAATGAACTTTATGCTTCTCATTCTCATTTATTTTCTCAATCTAGAGTTTTTAAAGATTTACCTGATAATGAATTTGAAAAATTTTTAACTAATGATTTAGCAGAAATTTCTGTTGATTACTTATTAAATTCTGCTAGAACTATTGAAATTAAAAATAAATTTTTACTCCCAACTGTTAGTAATAAAACTCCTGAAGAACAATTTATTGAAAGATGGATTAATCCTATTAGAAAAGAAATGAAAGAAGCAGGTCAAACTTTGACAAAAAATGACCAAGAAAAAATACTTAAGTTATTTAATTCTGTAGCAGGTGTTCAAAGTTATTTTGGCGATACAGTCCAAGGATTATATGATGGCATGAAATTAGCTAATGCTATGGCTTATCTACCTCTAGCAACTCTTTCTTCTATTACAGAAGCAATAATACCTTTTGCTAAAGCTAAAATGAGTAGTGCTACTAAAGGAACATTTGATGCAGTTACAAAGAGTCATAAAATATTTGGAACAGAAATGACTCAAATGTTGAAAAACAAACATAAATTATCTGATGATAGTATTATTAGAGAAATGAATAGTCAATTTATTGGTATAAGTGAAGCTGTAGGTAATGTAACCAACAGATTAGCTGGAGAAGGTTTAACAAATGAATTTTTAAGAAAAGGAGCTACAGGTTTTTTTAGGTTTATTATCGTTTTAACCTGCTAATACCTTGGACTAAAACTATACAGCTTGCTGCTTTTTCTACTGGTAAAGATTTAATATTTGATAATTTAACTAAACTATCTAAAATATCAAAAGAAGGTGTTGATGTTCTTGATGATTTTGCTTTAATGAGTAAAGCTTTACAAGGCGTTGATAAAAAATCTAGAATCGCAGGACTATTAGAAGGGCTTTCAGCATCAGCAGGAAAAACAAATCTTAAAAAAATTGACTACTTAAAATCAGAATTATTTGAATTAGGTATTGATGTAGCTGAAGGTTTAAAATGGATAGAAAGAGGAGCTAAACAAAGTGATAATTTTTACAAACAAGTTGTTAGAGGTGCTGGAAGATTTACTAACTCTGTTATTCTGCAGACCGGAAGAGAAAGAGCTAAAGTTCCTACTTACATGACTAACCCTAAGTGGGATATTTTAACACAATTCTTAAGATATCCTTATGTTTTTAGTAATACTGTTTTGAAAAATTTTGCTAGAGATGTTATAAAAAATCCTAAAGCTAATGCTCCTAAAGTTGCTGCTTTTGGTGTTTTATCAACAAACATTGCTTTAGCTACAAACTATTGGAGAAGTAGTCCAGAATATAGAGAAAGAATAGATAAAGAAGGTTTTACTCATAAAGATGTTGTTAGAGCTTTACAAAGAACAGGCATGGCAGGACCTCTTGATTTAGGTATTAGATGGGGAGAGTCTGCAAGATATGGAAGAAATAGTTTTGTGGCAG